TCTTCTTGCTACAATCTGATCTAGTTCACGCAATGGCATGCCGACTCGACCGTCAAATCTAGAAAAATCTGAGTTAGCTGCTGTCGCCAATGCAGCGACGCAAACTTGTGCCACTCGTTCAGCAATTTCGAGTGGAGTCTTACCGAAGGCATACCAAGGCATAGTTTTGAGCATGTTTGTGAATGGATACATGTATTGTGAGTATTTTAATTTGTGTGTTTTTTCAATAGTAGAGATGGGTCTTGGGTCATTGGGCCACGTATATGCTTCTTTCTTAACAAACATATTGACGACCATTGGCACTAATTTCAAATAGCTTAGTGCTTGGTCTAGGATCACCCTCTGGGAAGGGCGTGGTTGTTTCTTATAAACTTCATCAATGCCTTGTGGCTCACCTTTAAAAGCGACTTTATCAGGAATCATCAATCTGGCAAATTCTCGCATGCACTGGCGCATAAAACGTGTAGATGTGGATTTAACAGCAACTTCAATGATACGCTTTCGTATGCATTGCTCTGTGTTGCCGGGGGTGACGTCATGGGCGAAACCTCTGACCAAAGGTGACATAAATGCCACCATTCCAGGTTTGGCGTTATCAACATAATCGCCAAATTGCACGTGTTGCACTCCGTATTTAACTGCAAAAATTGTGGGTACGGCTGCTTCCGTTACAGACTTATGATAATCCAGTAGGGTCAAAGCGGCCTTACGGTCTAAGTCTGGCAGATGCGCGCTAATTGATGGTAATGATAGTGGGACTTTTGACAACCTCGCTTTAATTTGCAGGGTTGAGTCCTCATCGCTTGTTATTGTGGCTGAGTGATACTCATTCACTCTACCAGTAGTCATGAACAGTTCATCATCCTGTTTAACTTCAAACCGTATGAAATCACCCACAACAGGTGCGAAGCGGATGATATTTTTTCCCGACAAACTGTAAAGGGCAGCAAAAGCAGCGGCCCATTTCCATTGTCCGGTTGGAGTTATTAAAATAATTGAATGATGGTCATTCGTTGTGAAACGTTCGATCTTCGTCGTTGTTACTACCGGCATTATCCACTTCCAGGTAAGACCAATTGAAGAATCGGTGCCATAATCCCATAAGCGGTGAGTGTAGTGGCCGCCTCCATTGACCTTGACTCTCAAATTGTTCTCAGCATCAAAAGTATAAGCCTGCTCGCCATCGGCAGAGGCTGCTTTCGTTGGTGTGAACGTGTATAATAGAGTGGGTCGTGGTGATGATGCCAAAATTCTCGGCATGTCGCAGTAGTAATCAACATCAATGTAGACGTCGACCGAATTTTCAGGACGTTTGACAGCGCACACACTAGTGCCAACGTCCTTGGTCCAATAAAGCGTGCGATTTCCTGGACGAGCTAACCGTTGATCTGATGAACTCATTTGGTTGTAATACGCCGTGTGGCCGTTATAGGCACAGAAGTCTTCGCAATATTGAGATGCAGATGTTCGATCTGCGGCCGAGACACCGTGGGTGTGATTGACTACGGTGGGAACCTTAGTCATCGGGTATCTGGGAAAAGAGGCGCGTAGTCTATCATTGTGTGGTGCCTTACTCCGCAGATAGTTAGATTTCTCTAAATATCGGCTGGTGAGATAGCGGCAAAGGGTTTTACCTTTGCTCACAGCAAGTGGGTATAGACTAGCGGCAGCAACTGAGAGTATGGCGAGTAGCGTGACTTTGGAAGAGCGTGTTGCTAATTTCCATACTATCTTGGATACTGTTTTCGCTCCGAAAACGGATCCGGTCACTACGCCCAAAGGATTTTTGCCTACCATAGCATTATGTGCTACGGCTGCAATATTCCAAAGAGCATGTATTCCGACGGCTTTCCATAAAGGTAGGCTCGCGCACGAAATATGCATGAGAGCGGTCATAGTTGAAGCAACATATGTTCCGTTCTGAATGCCACGTAGTGATTCAGTTATGACAATTAATGATAGGATCGCCTTATCCAATGTTTTCGCCACAGGTAAGCCAGTAGTTTCGTGCAGGTGTGTTAGCATTTCTTCATACATGGGTACATGTGTATAGATTAACAAATTGGAACGCATTGCTTCAATAGCCTTGCTTAGGAGTTCACTGTTGATGGTTGTCATG